AAGTTTCAACCTTCTCTGATAATTTAAATCAACGAAGGGCTTTACAAGATGAAGAAAATGATGTACAAATACCACAACAGGCGCAAGCTGCCCCTGTCCGTGACTCAAAAGCTACTGCATGGCAAGAACGCAATCAGTGGTTTGGTCAAGATGACGAAATGACAAGTTTGGCTTTAGGATTACACGAAAAGCTTGTCAAAGAAAACGGACTGGCGTATGCTACGACCAATGAGTATTACAAACGTATAGACGAAACTATGCGCAGAAGATTCCCTGAGAATTTTGAAGGGGAAAGAGTAGACGAAGAAAAGAGTTCTCCTCGGACGAAACCGAGTAACGTAGTTGCATCTGCAAGTCGTAGCACATCTTCGAAAAAGATTAAGCTAAAAACCTCTCAGCTAGCAATAGCTAAGAAACTAGGTTTGACCCCAGAGCAATACGCCCGTGAACTTATAAAAGTGGAGGCCTAATATGGCTAGCAATAAATTAGATCGTGAAGTAGAGACCCGTGCATCAAGTGAACGCCTCAAGCAGTGGGCGCCAGCGGAATTGCTGCCAGAACCGAAAAAATTGGCTGGGTACAAGTATCATTGGGTACGTATTTCGACATTGGGTGCAGCTGATCCCCGTAATCTCTCTGGGAAACTAAGAGAAGGTTGGGAGCCTGTACCTGCCGAAGAACAACCAGAAATGCAACTGCTAGTTGATCCTAATAGTCGCTTTAGGGAGAGTATTGAGATTGGCGGGTTATTGCTTTGCAAGACTCCAGAAGAGTTTGTTGACCAGCGTAGCGCACATTATGCTAAACAGACACAAGCTCAGGCGGAAGCTGTAGACAATAATTTAATGCGTCAAAGTGACTCACGGATGCCTCTGTTTTCAGAGCGTAAATCCTCAAGTAGCTTTGGCAAAGGGTAATTTAATTTAATTTAGGAGTTTATTATGGCTTATCCAACCGTAAGCGCTCCGTACGGACTAAAACCAGTCAATTTAATTGGCGGTCAAGTTTTTGCGGGTGCAACTCGTCAGATGGAAATTGCAAGTGGCTATGCTACAAACATTTTTTATGGCGATTTAGTAAAACGTGTAGCTGATGGAACAATTGAGAAAGATACTGGCACAACTACAGCTACACCTTGTGGTGTATTTTTAGGTGTTAGTTTTACCAATAGTTCTACTGGTCAAATTCAACAACAACAGTTTTATCCAGCAAGTCAGCAAATTAAATCTGGTTCTAAGATTTTTGCAGTAGTTGCAGATGATCCTGACACATTGTTCCAAGTGGCTTCTTGTTCTGGTACCACTGTGATAGCTGGAATGGGTATTTCTGCTATTGGTAATAACATTGCTCTAATTCAAAATGCTGGATCTACCACTACTGGTAACTCTGCTGTAGCAATTGATGAAGGAACACAAGCTACTACCAACACTCTACCTATTCGTATTATTGATGTGGTAAGAGAAACTGCAACTGGCGCTGATACATTTGTTGAGTTTATCGTTAAGATAAATGCAACTATGCACCAGTACAACAACTCAACTGGCGTATAAGGAGCATCTAAATGGCTATTTCAAGAGCACAACTACTGAAAGAGTTGCTCCCAGGACTGAACGCATTGTTCGGACTTGAGTATGCAACGTATGGACAACAACATAAAGAAATCTACGAAACAGAGACTTCTGAGCGTTCGTTTGAAGAAGAAACAAAGCTGTCAGGTTTCTCAGCTGCACCTGTTAAAAACGAAGGTTCTGCCATCGCTTATGACAATGCACAAGAGGCATTTACAGCGCGTTACAACCACGAAACTATCGCCCTAGGCTTTAGCTTGACCGAAGAAGCAATCGAAGATAACCTTTACGATTCTTTATCTGCTCGCTACACCAAGGCTTTAGCTCGTGCAATGGCTTATACCAAACAGGTTAAAGCTGCTGCTGTATTGAATAACGGTTTTACTAACTCTGCCGCTTATTACGGTGGTGATGGTGTACCTTTGTTCTCAACAGCACACCCATTGGTTTCTGGTGGCACTAATAGCAACACTCAAGGTACTCCTGCTGATTTGAACGAGACTTCTTTAGAAGCCGCCGTTATTCAAATCGCTGCTTGGACTGACGAGCGTGGTCTGTTGATCGCTGCAAAACCTAAGAAATTGGTAGTTCCACCAGCACTACAGTTCGTTGCAACCCGTTTGCTCGAAACTCAACTGCGTGTTGGCACTGCTGATAACGACATCAACGCAATTGTAAACAATGGTTCTATCGCTGAAGGTTACTGTGTAAACAACTTCTTGACAGACCCAAATGCTTACTTCTTGACAACTGATGTACCTAACGGTATGAAGCATTTCGTTCGCACCCCATTGAGCAACTCTATGGATGGTGACTTCGATACAGGTAACGTACGTTACAAGTCTCGTGAGCGTTATTCTTTTGGTTGGTCCGATCCCCTCGGAATGTGGGGCTCATCAGGAGCTTAATTGCTATCCTGGCTTTACTAAGACCCCGCCCACAAAGCGGGGTTTTTTATTTATAAATGTTGCATTAAATTAGAAATGTAGTAAGATTACACAAACTGGGTGTTACCCGCTTATTAGACTGCCCCAGCAGACGCATACAAGACTAATAAGCCGAACTTTGTATGAAGGATAATTTATCATGGCACAAACCACATTCTCAGGCCCAGTCAACCTCGGCTCATTTACTGTTGCAACTGCACCTACTACAGCTTCTACTGGTAGCATAGCTTACTTTTCTAATGGCGCTGCTGGCTCCCCAGTATTAGCTTTTTACAACGGTACAAACTGGTTGCGTGTAGATACATTAGCTGCTATTGCCGCTTCTTAATTAATCTAGGGGGTTCGCCCCCACTTAAATCTTTAGGAGATTAATTATGATGCAAACTGACGTTAAAGCGGGACACCTAGATGCAAGTGGTGTTATTTTTGCTGGTCCAACCCGTGTGAAAGGATTTTCTATATCCCCAGGCGGTACAGCTGGAGAAGTTGAATTCTACGATAACGCAAGCGCAGCTAGTGGCACAATTCGTTTAACACTAAACATTTCAACAAACCAAGCTCTTGATTCATTAGCAATTCCAGGAGAAGGTATTAAGTTTTATAACGGTATTTACGTTTCATTGCCAGCTAATGCGCACTTGACCGTTTACTATGGCTAAGAAGAACCCTTCTCTTGCAGTTGGGCGTGGTGAGAAATTACCAGTATCGAAAGGTGCTGGCCTCACTGCTAAAGGACGTGCTAAGTACAACAAAGCCACAGGAAGTAACTTAAAAGCCCCACAACCCCAAGGCGGAGCTAGAAAGAATTCGTTCTGTGCTCGTATGTCTGGGATGCCTGGACCTATGAAAGACGAAAAAGGCCGCCCTACTCGTAAGGCTGCTAGCTTAAAAAGATGGAATTGCAAATGAGTGAAGCCGTGGAAACCGCCCGTGAATTAGCCACCCACGCAAATGATATTAAGCATTTGCAATCTGATATGGATAAACTAGTGGAAGATATGGAAGAAATTAAAAAATCTCTTTCTGAAATTAGCAAGACCCTTTCCGAAGCTAGAGGTGGTTGGAAGGCTTTGTTATGGGCTGGCGGTGCTGTTAGTGCTTTGACTGGTATTGTTGGATTTATAATGGGACATTGGGGTAAGTAATGCCTAGTACATCTAAAAAACAACGTAATTTTATGGCGGCTGCAGCTCATAACCCTGCATTTGCTAAGAAGGTTGGAGTTCCAGTATCAGTAGCAAAAGAGTTTAACCAAGCCGATAAAGGCAAGAAATTTCAAAAAGGTGGAATGATGAAACATGATGATATGAAAAAAGATATGCCTATGATGAAAAAAACAGCTGATAAGGCTGTTAAAGGGCATGAAAAACGTATGCACAAAACGGCTACAAAGAAAATGGCTCGTGGTGGTGGTATTGAAACTCAGGGTAAAACCAAAGGTACAATGATTAAAATGCGTAACGGCGGAAAGTGCTAAATCATGAAACGTAAAAAGCTAAAGTTTGCTGAAGGTGGTTTTTCTACAGCCGAAGGGCAAAATAAAAACATTGGTGACGATGTACGCGCCCGTGCTTTAGCCTCCGTTGCTGATTTGGATAAACCAGACGACTCACCAGCTGGTAAGTCTAGCTACGGCGAAGAAAATGATATGCCAGAGGTAAAGTCTATTACCAAGACTACTGTAGCTAAAACCCCAGCTAAAACTTTAGCCAAACCAAAAGTAGATATAGAAACAGAACGTAAACGTATAGAAGATATTGGTAAAAAACAGGGTTTAAAAACCGTTAACCCAGAGATGGATTTTATCCCCGCTGCTAAAATTGCTGCTGGCGCTAGTGCCTTATACGGCGGAGCTAGAATGCTAGGAAAATATATGTTGGGTAAACGTGCTGCTAAAGAAGCTACAAAAGAAGCGGCTAAAAAAACTCTTAGTAAAGAAGCTTCTAATACAACAAGCAGAATAGCTAAAAATGATGCTGCTGAAGCCGCTGTTCGTGCCCGTGCAGCTAAAGTTAGAAGCAAAGCAAATGACGATGCTGAAACTGCGTTACGTGTCCGTGCAGCTAAAGTTAGAGGTAAAGCAAACGACGAAGCTAGTAAAAAAGTTCGTGAACGTGCTAAAAAAAGAGATAATCTAGATGATTTTGATGATGGTGGTTCTGGCGCATTTAAACGCGGCGGCTCTGTATCTTCTGCTTCACGTCGTGCTGATGGCTGTGCTGTTCGTGGAAAGACAAGAGCCTAATCATGGTTAAGCCCATAGACCCTTCTAAGAAATCTGGCGGTGACGGTACTGAAAAGTATCCAGCAAAGCCTAAACATGGCCCTGGTAAGTTTGATGAGTCTTTAGAAAAAGCTAAATCTGACCGACTAGTTGAAAAAGAACAGATTCGTAAAATGGGCGACGCTTTAAATAAAGCTGGCGTACCTCTTCCTAAACCAGATATGTTTCCAAAAACCACGGCGGCATTTGAAGCTATTGCTAAATCTGATGCAGAACGTGCAGAACGCAAAGCAGCAAAAGCAAGTGGTGGAAGCGGTGGTGGTATGGGTACAGGCAAAATGAACCGTGACATAACAAAAAATTATAAATCTGGTGGTAAAGTATCTAGCGCATCTAAACGTGCAGATGGTATTGCAACTAAGGGTAAAACCCGTGGAAGAATGATATGAGACCAAGTCGAGGTATGGGCGTTATTATGCCCTCTAAAATGGGCCGTGGCGTTAAGAAAGCCCGTAGGGATGATACCGACTTTACTCAGTACGCTGAAGGTGGGAAAGTTGGCTTGTATGCCAATATTGCTGCCAAGAAAAAGCGTATTAAGGCTGGCTCTGGTGAAAAGATGCGTTCTGTTGGAGCTAAGGGCGCGCCTACTAAAGCGGACTTTATTAAATCAGCTAAAACAGCGAAGAAAAAATAATGAGCACATCAGGAACCACAGCGTTTAATCTAGACCTTAATAACCTCATTGAAGAGGCTTTTGAGCGTTGCGGTCAAGAACTGCGTACTGGTTATGATATGCGTACTGCGCGTAGGTCTTTAAACTTACTTACTGTAGAGTGGGCAAATAGAGGTATTAACCTTTGGACTATTGAGCAGGGGCAGATTCCTCTAGTTACGGGGCAAGCTATTTATCCTGTACCTGTTAACACTATTGACCTATTGGATACAGTTGTACA